TTGTCGTAGTCTTGACAGCTTTCAGATTAGTCGGATCGATTTCTTCTGACGGATTAGATATACCCATCAGAAGCTTGACGACTGCCTTACTGTTGTCACTGAGGATTTCATCACCGTCAATAAGGCCTATTACGTTCTTCTCGTATTCCTTGAGTACGCGCTTTGACTCGGCGCGTTCCTCCTCGGAGGCCTTAAACTGTTCGAACTTCTTCTTCTCTGCTTCCTTTTCATGTTTGAGACGTTCTATGGTCTCTTCTGGAGTTTCGGACTCTTCACGTTTTTGAGCATCCTGTTGCGCCCATATCTCCTCGTATTTATCGAGGGTCTGTGCTTTTTCGAGGATCTTGGTAATCTCTTTGGCATCTGCAGTACCCAGTAGCTCTACCAGGGTTTTACCTGTCTTAAGCTGTGATACTAGGTCTTCAGAGTCTTCGAGGTCATTCTCCTCCAGAATCTCCTGGAATCTCTTCTGGTCAGCCCGTGCAGCTTTCCACTTGGGGTCCTTATCAAAAGGTAATGGCTTGTCGTCGTCTGAGTCATCCTCGCCGTCGTTGTCAGGCTCGGGTTCCGGCTCATCCTTGTCGGCTGGGGAGTCCGACTCTTGCCCCTTTTTACCATCAGCCGGGGAATCTGATGCAGGAGAATCACCATCGTCTCCTCCTGGAGGTTGCCCCTCCTCTGAAGCCATCGCTGCCGCTAATTCATCAGTATCGAAGTCCAGATCGTAAACGTCCTGTTTGTCCTCATTGGCCATAGCTTATCTCTCCTTTACTTATAATGTTGAGTAGTTCTGAGCACTTACGCAACATATAGGTTAATATAGTGTATTCACCTACTTTATTCGGCATATGTAGGGGTTTATCTAGTCACATAATCTACCCACCTGCACGTTTCTTGTACCCCTTACGTGCCATAATGGCGCATAATCTGGCGCGTAATCTGGCGCGTAATCTACCCGCCTGCACGTTTCTTGTGCTTCTTACGTGACATCTTCGAGGCTTGGATAGCCCTATGCTGGGCCAGGGCTTCGGCCTCGGTGTCATGTGTGGCTATGGTTTCACCCTTCTTATCTCCGTGGCAATGCACCACAGCCCACTTTCCATCTCGTTTCTTAATAGTCATATCTTATGTACAAGTAGCCCTCCCATAGTAGTATACTCTCATCACTGGCTGCGGCATCCTCTGTATCTTGATACTTAGTAGAGCATCACAGATACTATTGATATCCTGCATGACGGCTGCATCCCCTCCTACGTCCGGGTGGTGTTTCTTGGCTAGATCGCGCCTTCGCCTCCTGACAGCCTCCTTGAACTTACCCAGGCCCTCACAAGCATCAGGATAAGGCAAAGTCCGTAGGTCTGTAAGCATCTGCATAGGCAACTGTATAGCCACCATGGCCTCCTCTATGGTCACTGCTTGAACCTGCCCCTGTTGAGTACAGCCCACTTACGGTATGGCATGATATTGGCAATAGCCCGAGCGCCCTTGGCCTTCTCGTCTTGCTTATACTTCGCATAGGCTACACGCATAGCCAGGCTGTCCGGGGTGCGCTCCTTCTCTGGTGTGTTGTTGTCAGGCATTATGAACCTCTGTTTATCTGAGCCCACTCACGATACGGGGCTACAGCCGCTTTAGGACCTGCTTCGCGTTGTCTCTTCTTGACATAAGCATTGTACTTGATACGCAGCATCATGCTGTCATCCTTCTTCTTCTTCTCTGGCATGTTAGTCCATCTCCATTATTATACGTTTACGGAACTTGTCGCGCTTCTTACGATTGCGCTCCCTGCGAGACCGACGGCCTTTATCAGCCTCGGCCTGGCGCTTCTTACGGTCAGCATCTACTTCCTTGAATAGATTCTGAAGCTCTTTACGTGTTGGCATTACTGTATACCTCCCAGCGTTGTAGAGGGCGTACTCCCACCACCACCGGATATCTTCTGATCCTCTTCGGACTGTTGCCTCATAGCCTCCTCCATAACCTGCTCCTGCCAGGCCTGCTCGTGCATGACCCTGTGAGCCACTGCCCTGGCCTGACACTCCTCGGACAGCTTCTTAAACTCTCTGCTGAGGATGAGCTGGTCGTGTACCTGCATATGTACCAAGTGGTTATCTATCCTGAACACGGGGTCGATGACAGGCGGGATCTCCCAGCTCATAACAACTGGCTCCCCTGTCTCCGGGTTCTCCTGTATCTCTTTAGGTATCCCAGGGAAGGCTATATCATCGAAGGTCTTAGCAGTGAGACAGGAATTCTCGTACTCTGCTCGGGCTCTGTGTAGGTTGTCCTCTTCAGGAAACCCACCCATTCCCAGTCTCTTCATAAGCTCCCGCTGTACCTGGGGGCGCTCGCTGACGTCCCCCCAGAACCCAGCCTGTACAAGCTCTACAATCCTGGCTGTCTTACCAGCCTGTGTACTCGACAACCCGGAATCCAGCTCCAGGCGTACATCGAAGTTACCACGAAGGTCAGAGCCCTTGAACTTCTTGACTGTAATCTCGTTGCCCTTGCCTCGTATCTTGAGCATCCTGGTCTCTTTGAACATGGACTGTGCCAGAACCAGTCTCTTATGGTCTACGCGGCCCCAGGCCCTGTAGAATCTCTTAGTATCTGGCAAGTGTACAGATTCTGCAGTCTCGCGGAGTATATCCACCATGATTCCTGACGCTCCTGAATGCGGAGAATGCCCCTGGAGTATACTCTTTGGGTTTCCACCGGCGTCTTGATGCACACCTACTTGAATGTCCCTCTCCTTGAGTATCTGGTCCGGATAGGGAGTACCTGGCTGTACAACTGGACGCGCCCCCATGGCCAACGTGGCATCATACGAGATACTCAGCAGGCCTTGATTTCTGGACGATATGCGCTTTACTACTACATCAGAAGGCGTCAGAACATACGGATGACCCAGGCTGTCACGATTAACTTCCAGGGCCTGATCGATGTGGTTGATGGTATTCTGTGGGCTTATGAGGTCATCCACCCCTGACGAGGCCCAGAACGCTCCTGGTGTACGGTTATAGGCAAAGTGTGTAGCAGTGTAGTCCCATGAGCCGTCCTTACCTACAGGTATCGGCATCTTTGTGTCATTTACGAGTACCTTATTGCCTGCCTTCGAGACATATCGCCCAGCCGGGTATTCCTTGGTGGGTTTATACTCAACCTCGAAGTACATAACGAGATCCTCCCCGGACTTCTGAGTGAGGTCCTCTTCTATTCCCCGGCCTTTCCATGGACTGACATTAGCTACCAGACTCATGAGCTGCCTCTGGTAGTTGATCACGTCCTCCTGACCCTCAGTCTGTAGCTTGACCTTGAACGTATCCTCTACCCATTCGCGCTCCTTAAGGCTCTTAATACCCACACACATCTTATCACGGAGGTAGGCTCCCAATGGCGGCACCACCAAGTTAAACGGTATGATGCACTCGTTGATTATCTCACCCTTGTTGACAACGACGTTGCCGGACTTATCGACGACGTACATCCCATTATCGTCACAAGGGAAAGTCCTGCAGAACCCGGACCCGGTGAGTATACGCCACATCTCGACTGCCTCCTTGACGTCGTCTATATGACCGCAGTCTAAGCTGTCCATCCAATCAAGCAGGTTGGCACCGAGTTCTGCAGCGTCCTTGTCATCCTGTTCGTCGCTATTAGGCCAAACAGTCGTGGTGTATTTACGATTCATGGTGAGTGCAATCATGCTCCTGACGTAATCCCGGATCATGTTGCTGACCGGTGTGGGCATGTCTGTGTGGAGTTCGTATCGGCGTCCGAACGTGTTCTGCTCGTTAAACCAGGACAGCCATTGCTCTCCGACGAAGTAGAGGATATTACGGAACCATGTACGCTCAAGGACGGCCCTGGTTGGGTCGTCGATGATTCGGAACAGGTTGTCTACGTCGGTGAGTACTTTGTTGTCATCAGGGGCTTTAGCCATGTGTTATCTCCAGTTATGATATAGGTATCGATGGACCGCGAGGGTCAGACTTACGCAGCCTCTCAGCCCCCATGACCAGTTCGTTCTCCTTATCCAGAGACTTGCGCTGGTCCTTGGGTGTCTCCATCGTCTTTGAGTTAAGTGCTGCGTACTCGGGTAAGTTCTTTGCCATAAGCCTGTTGTGAAGCTCGTTGATGTGTTTATCGCGCTGTGCCATCGTGACCCTGGAGTCTATGTAGATAATAAGTGCCAAGACCCCTGTAATGATGTTTGTGATTAGCGCTGGTATAAATGTGTCCATGTTAGTCCCCCTTAGTTTAAGATCTCTTCAGTGGTTAATTCCTCTACTCTAACCTTATCTTTGCCTGTGTTCTTAATGGCATCCAGTATATCCCTGTACTCCAGGGTCGCCTGCTTCGATGGGTTGTCCAGCTTATTAAGCCTCTCCTTGTCCATCTTCCGGCGCTGCTCCAGCTCGTACTCATCGTCCGTGACGCCATAGGGCCGGTCCATGCAGATGTGACATGCCTCATCAAACACATGATCCTCCTGGCCATCCTCTATATACTCACCTGTGAGTTCATCAACTACCAGGTCGGGGATAGTTCGAAGGAAGTGCTTACAGTTAGGGTATATAAGCATCATGGGAGGCTCGGTGTCGGTGTATCTCAGCCTGGATCGAAACCTCCTGATCTTTATCTCTTTCTTCGGATCTCCGGGGCGTAGTTCTAGTCCCCTGGCTTTGAATACCTCTGCTGTGGACACTCCTCGTCCTTTACCCGTCCAGTCTGGTTTCTTGTTCCAGCAATCCGGCCCGGCCAGGCGCTTGATCTCCCTGCCTGTTATACCCAGTTCCTTCTCCTTCTTAATAACACCCTCGGCGAGTTCCTCGTCTGTAAGCTTGGACCCGGTATTGGCGTCTCCATTCCAGGTATACCACTCTGAGAACCTGTAGACACGGTTATCCCCGTCCACCCACCACCAACCTATCGAGGTAGGTGCAGACCAGCCCCAGTCCATGGTCATATAGATAGGCTGGTACTCGGGGATAGGCCAGATAGGGTTTCTCACAGTGTGAGCGTCCCGGAGGTCAAAAGCCTGTCCGATAGTAATGTCCCAGCGACCACCCAGCCAGGCCTTCCTACGCATGGGGTCTTTGATAGCCTGGAGTTGGGCCACGTACCTCGGGTCGTTCTCATATAGGATCTTGTTGTCCTGCAGCCTCGATGGTATGTACACCCTGGATATAGTAACCTTCTGTCCATCCTCAAGCTCCCTAACCACATATTGAATCTGGTTGGGCATGATATCCACGTCCCCACCCAGTATCCGGGGTACGAACATCTGTTTGATCGTGGAGGCCCCAGGTCCTCCAGGATTGCCAGTGAACACCATACGACATGGAACGCCATAGGGAGACCGTAAAGACCCTCTCAGCACGTCGATAAGTCCGGCTATGTAAGCAATCTCAGGGGCCTCGTCTATGACTATCATAGTGAACTGGTGGCCTATGTAGTCCTCGGCGGCTGCTACCGATCCCATGGCTACCAGGGTAATCCCCGCATCCTGAGCCGGACCACTGTAGAAGCGTAGATAATTAGGCTGCATCTCACCACCTATGAGTTCGGCATCCAGGTTGCGCTCCCGTATGATCTGCTTGATACGACGTCGCATCTCAGCAAACTCTTTGTACTTCTTACGTATAATGATGCCGTTCCAGGCGGCTCCCCACTTAGCAGAGCCTCGCAGGTTCATACCTATGACCGCATCTGATTTTCCGCCGCCCCTCATGCCCCCCAGGAAGACCTCGTCGGCTGGACATGTTACAGCGAGCGTCTGTGGGCCTGGCTGAGGAGACCATGGATACAGGACATTGTCAGGTGTGATTAGTTGGTGTGGTTTACGAGACATAGGTATATCAGTACTCGGGCTACTTAATCTTTACCAAATATGAACTCTTTGACACTTAACCAGAGCAGCCATATACCCATGACTGCATAGTAAAGCACCAGTCCGATGGCTGTGAGTAGTCCTAATAGTGCATCCTTAATCATCCTCATCCTCCTTATCTATGGGACTGAAGAACCCGCCGTGCTCTATAAGGTACTCGCGCACTGCAGGCTTGAAGTCCCGGATCTTTAAATATACGGTATTGACTGACGTCCTGTACCGTTTGGCAATGTCTTTAAGCTTGAGGCCCTCCAGGTATCTCAGGGTGTAGAACCTGCGTGCCCGCTTGTCCTGGAGACTGTTAATCGCTGCAGTAACCAGTGGCTTCAAGTATTCTCGTACCAGCTCGTCCTCGTAGGTCTCAAATACACAATCCAGGAGGCCCGAGGGTACGTGGGAGATCCCGGAGCCTATATCCTCATCTATATTAGAATAACGTATGATCTCGTCTCGATTAGACCGGCTGCGGCCAGCGAATCCTATACTGGTCTGACGCTTGTAGTCCCGGATCTCCTCAGCGACTCCCCACTTGACCATGATGGCCATGTAGGCCCTGAACGGTATGTCGTAGTCACTGTCGTACTTCTTAGCTGCCGAGGTGAGGCTCAGGTGTACAGAGGACATACACTCGTCCCAAAGAGGATGTGTGTCGTCTACCCACTTAAGCATGTTGCGGGCTATACCATAGGCGTAGTCGAGATCACTCTGGGTTATCTGGTACATCCTCTACCTTAACCTCCTTCGCCTCCTCTATCTCCTTAGTCTTCTCCAGCTCCTTACACGCCATCTCCCACTCAGCCAGCGTGTAGTCGTCCCTGGGGTAGCCAAGCGTAAGGCCCTCAACCTTAAGAGGAGGTAGAAGGGGATCGGACCCTATCGCTTGCCTGTCTATTAACAGCCCCAGATGCTTCGCAGCCATCTTCAGGGCATCCATCTTTGACTCCAGCTTGATCTTATAATGCACAGTGCCTGTAGGATCGATCTTCGACTCGATGGACTGGATGCACTCCGTGATCTCCTTGGGGAGCTTCTTCAGATTCTTGAGTGTCATGAAGCTATCCAGGTCATCCCAGTAATCCGTGATGTCAGAGTTGAGTATGATCGCTATCTTGTTGAGTACCTTGTCCGCATCCATGTAGGTCCGGGCGTTGCGCTTGGCGTGCTCGTTCTGGACCGCCTGCTGGATGTGATCTTGGCGGAACTTATGGTAAGCCGCACTGGTAGCGTGT